TCAGGCCGCTATCCACGAAGAAACAGTCTTCGATGTCGCCGATCTGCCGGCTGGCGAACCGTTCGACGTATCGCTTCGTCACACCGCCGATGGTTCGCTTGACGATGACGTACAGACGGTCCTCGGCGCCCTCGGCAACGGCAGCGCATGTCTCAAAGTCGCCGTCCGTTTCGTGCTGGTGCCATGCGCCGATCTGCTGCTCGGGGATGTATGTCAGCCCGAGCATGCTGCCCGTGCTCGAGATGAACCACAGCAGCGGCTGCGGAGCCTTGCTGTAGCACATGTCCGTGATATCGAAGTTGTCGAACAGATGCGTGGACCTGATCGACAGGTCGCCAGTCACGAAGCCGCTTGCCTGCCAGGAATAGCCAAGCTCGCGCACGTGGCCGTCACGCGCAGAGCAGTACACCACCGTGTTGTTCACGATGGACGGCTGCACGTTGTTTGCACCTACGTATGACTGCGGACGCACCGAGATGGTGGTCGGCGAGATCACGTCGCTGTTCACCGGGCTGATGCGCCATTCGGCGGCGCTCGTCAGTGCAAGGAGCTGGGTCAGCGGGACAAGGTGGCGGATCGTGTTGGCTTCCCGTGCGGCGACGCGGAAGTTGATCCGGTCTGTGTCCTGCAACGGGATGTGAAAGGACATGTCGCTCTCGGTGCCAGTGCGCGTCATCCACAGCGTCTGCGGAGAGTTGGTCGTGCCAGCGAACACGCGGCGCTGCTCAAAGTAACTGACTGCTCCGGGGTAATTGCCACTTGAATTGAACACCACCTCAAGGATCGGCGGCGTGATGCCGAGATCCGGGGCGATGTTGTTGTCCGTGAACGACGTGGTGTCGCTCTGACCGATCAGACCATACAGTCCGTTCTGACGCTTGTAGATGTTGTAGCGAGAAGCGCCAGACACGGCCGACCACGAAATCGTGTTGCTTGAACCCTGCGCGTTGAGGTTGTTGATGACGTTCGCCGACGAGCTTGGTGCGCTCTCGTCGATACCGTCCGCCGCGAGTGCGGTCACGACGTAGTAACTGTCGAAGTCCAGAGCCTTGTCGCCGAACTGCACGAACCCGCCGCTCGTCCACGACACCAGCGCGGTGGTGTCCAACGGGACGCCAGTGTCGTAGCCCCTGAGCGACAGCGTATTCAACGCAGGCGTTGAGTTGACCGTGTAGAAACCATCCGTGAACGTGCCAGTGTTCCACGTGCCGCCATCCACGTAGACAGGGTCGCCGATGCTCAGTCCGTGGTTCCCAACGGTAGTCGCCACGCCAGGGTTGGCAGCAGTGAACGCCGTGATGTTGATCGACTCTCCGCGGTTTGCCGTGGCCGTCAACCCAGTGGGAGTTGACACGCTCGAGGAGAACGAAATCGTCGTGAGAGTCCACGTGGTCGCCCCAAGCCGGCGCAGCTCACGCGGTGCGTAGTTCGGGTGTACGAGCGTCAGCACGTCGGCCGACTGCACGTAGTGGATGTCGAACAGGTCAGCCTCGGCGTAGGGATTCGGGATCTCGTAGATCCCCGCCGGCAGCGGATACCAGTATGTGACGTTCGGCGGCGCGTTGCCCGTGGTTGGCGCGATGCAGTAGTAGTTCACGCCTCCTGACGAGACGAGAGCGCCGACCGTGTACGCCGTCGCTCCGTTGTATGCCGCTGGCGTCCCAGGACCGAGCGTCGCGCCCTGCGTGTGGAACCGAAAGTACCCCGCGCCAAGCTCGAGCACCAGCGTTTGCGTAGTGCTGAACGTGAACGGGATCAGACGCGTGCGCTTCGTGCTGTCCTTCACCTCGCGCACGAATGCAGTGCCTGGTCGGTTCTCTGCCGGACCCTGCGGAAGCGCAATGAAGTTGAGTAACTTCGCTGCGCCAGTCTGGAACTTCACGTCATCAATCCGGCCCCACATTTCCGGCGACACTTCGCCGCCGGCAAATGACCGCGTGTAGGTTCGGGTGAGCGCCATGTCAGCGTCCAGAGATCCAGGAGGTGATGTGACCGGGCTTCACGTCGCGCTGGCTTGCGTCGGATGCGCGTGCCTGCCCGAGGTAGATGGCAACCATCTGCAGGCATCGCTGCCCCTGCCGTGCGCCTTCTTCACCCTTGACGACCGGGCCGGCAAGGAACGACGCGAGCTGCCACGACAATGCGATGGTGAACAGCGGGTCGAACTTGGTCGGGTCGCTCACAAGCGCCTGATAGCGCAGGAGCGCGGTTTCCTGGTTCGTGTAGATGATCTTGTTCCCGAGCGTGTCCGTTTCAATCACGTATTCCTGCGGCACGTACACGCCGGCGGTTGTGATGGGCGGGTTCGTCCATCCGAAACCGTAGCGGTCGGCGGGATACGCACGCACCGTGTAATCGTTCTCTGCCTCGGGCGGCAGCACGGCCACGGCGGTCATCATGTCGCCAGGGCATGCGTATGCGTATTTCCACATGGTGTACGGCATCGTCACCTGCGCGAGGCTGACGCGCCGCGATGCAAACGACCACGTATGCATCTGGAGAAGCATGTCACGTGCGACCGGATAGAACCGGGCGCAGTGCTCTGCCTGGGCTGATCCCTCCGGCGGATCAATGCTTGCGACGGTGGCGTCGTCGCCGAGGTGCGCGAGGGCGAGGTTGCAAATTTCGACGACCGATGGCAAGTTATTCGCTCCTCCCGTAGGAAGGGAGGGGCGCCGTGGTTTCCCGCCGACGCCCCTCCCTATTCACGAACCTGTCAGAGAATCACTCCGATGCTGCAGCCTTGGCGGTGCGCTTACGGAGCTTGGGAGCTTCCTCTGCGCTGTCCTCATGGTCCATGCCAACTGGCTCCAAGAGATCCGGGATCGGTGCGCCCGAATACTCGAACTCCGTCCCTTCCTTCCGGTAGTGGTTGTCGATGAAGCAATCGAGAAGTGCCTTGACTCGCATGGGTGAACCTCAATTACGCGACGGTGAAGCCGGAAGCGTAGAACTTGCGGCCGTCCTGGATGTTGTGAACGATCTCGGCGAGGATGCTACCCGTGGTCGGGTTGGTCCCGTTCACGTCGTAGCGGGCGCCAAGGTAACGCAGACCAAGGCTTGCGATCTGCGGGGGCAGGGCGACCACGTACTGCCTGCCGGCGGTCAGGCCAGCGAGCAGGACGTTCGTCTCTGCGAGCACGGTGTGCGACGAAAGGTCGGCGTTCGCTGAGATCACAACCTCAAGATCAAGGCTGGTGAGCGTGTTGAACGCAGTAACCACGGTGAACACCATGAACAGATCCGAACCCTCACCGATGTCTCGGGCGGTGCCGAGGTCAATGGTGTCGGTCGAAACGGCGTCAGCGGTAATCGCCTGACCCGTGATGGCGGAGCCGGGGGTGTTGGACCCGGACACAACGAGAAGCTTGTCAGTAATCATTGTTGTTTTCCTTCCTGTGTCCTATTAGGACACCTGAGATTCGGTGTTGAGGATGGCATCGACCTTGCGGAGGGGAACTCCGAGGAACGACAGCCAGCTGTTGGGGGCGCCAAACTGCGACAGACCCTCATTGACCTTCAGAACGGCCTGGCTCTTGTCCAGCGCCATGATCGACAGGCCGCTGTGGACGGTGCGGTTCATGTAGAACGCGGCACGACCCATCGACATGTTCGGGATGCGGTAGAGGGCGCGAGCCATCAACCGGATCAGGTTGCTAGACGAGGTAGTCGCCTGACCGTTAGTCTGGGCGAGCAGGTCGGTGGTGTTGATGTTGGCGATACGGACAACGTAGCGCCAGTCCTTCACGACCAGACCGTTCTTCCACTGGTAACGGGTGGCGTAAGCCTGGAGACGGTTGTTGCCGTCATACACGGTCTGCTCGCCGAGATCCTCGTGGACAAGGCCAGCGGTGCTGCCCTTGGGGAACGGGCAGTACACGGTCTGATCGCTCCACACGACCAGGTACACCGAGGTGTTTGCGTTGCCAGAGTACGAGCCGCCGCCGGCGAGGCCGTTGAGGACGTTCACGCTGTTGTTCGATCCCGACAGGGCCGAGTAGCGCGGCGCGATGCCGAGGAACTGCTTCGGGTCCGTGGCGGGGTTGCCGTAGAACATCGTGTTTGCCTGCGTCTGATTCATGGCCTCGAGGAAGGCCACGTCTTCGGACAGACGGAACTGAGCGGTGTTGCCGTTCAGCATGGCGAGATCCTTATCGACCTCGCTGCGAGCCTCGAGGATGCCGCAGGCTTCATCAACCTGAGCAGTCGTGCTCTTGCTGTTCGGGATGCCCTGGTTGAGGGCACGCCAGTAGACGCTCGGGAGGCCCGTGCGGATCACGACGCGCTCGCCGGTGGGCAGGTTGCCTTCCTTGAAGACGCAGTCCTCGAGGATCTCGTTGGTCTGAGACAGGAGTTCCGCGACGACCGGAACGCGGCCCTCGGGATCGGTGCGCTTCGCCCAATCGGCGAGCGTCAGGTTGGTGGTGGACAGAGTTGCCATGACTGTTTCCCTTTCGTGGGTTTAGGTGCTGGAGGAGTACATCGCGTCGGCGAGGTCATTGAACGAGCGTGGTCCGGCCGACTTGGCCTCGCCCTTGGTGCCCGTTACCATGCTGTCCTCGCTAATCGCCTTTCCGGCGCGGAACATGAACCGGATCACTTCCGGGTGGTTCCCGAGGCCGGACTCGTTGAGCAGGCTGCGGAGTTCGGCAGTACCGAACGCATCGAGCGCCTTCTTCGCCACGGACAGATTCTCCGACAGACGCTCGCCGCCAAATTCCTTGTCGGCCTTGCTGCTGTCGGACCATCCGTTGCGAACTGCCTCGATCTGCGCCGCCTGACGTTCAGCCAGCTTGGGGCCGACTGCGTCAAGGACGCGCTGCGCGGCTTCCTGCGACAGGTTCAGTTCCTTCGCCACCTTCGAGTATTCAGCAATGACCTCGGAGTCGAATGATTGACCCTCCGGTGCCTTGAACTCGTAGGTTTCCGGCGCGGTCGGCTTGGCGTCGGCGGGTGCCTCGGCGGCCTTGGCGTCGTTGGCTTCAGGAACCTTGCCGGCAGCGGCCGCATCTGCGGCTTGCTGGCCCTGGGTCGTGGTCGCCTTCTGCTCGCCACCGTACAGCTTCTCGGCCGTCGCCGAAAGGCTTGCGGTAGCACTAGATGCGGGAGCGGCTGTAGTGTTGGTTTCAGCCGTTTCCATCATCGTTGGTTCGTTCATCGTGTGCCTGTTCCTTCATCATTGCCGG